ACCGCTATTTAAAGCAATACCAGTAAAGTCACCTTTTACAAACAAATTACCAGAAGTAGAAGCATCAAATAAACCAGCGTTGGTGATTGTCTCACCAGTAGCAGCGGTTTGAGTTCCTACGACTTGATAAGTGTCATTAGTTGTTGAAGTAGTTTGCTGTGTGCCTGTACCAGATACACGAGGCAATACTTCTGTAAATAATGTAGTATCAGTTGCACCTGTCGTACCTGACCCTGTACCCCAACCAATATAGTTGGGTTGAGTTCCGCTTCCGAGGATGCGGTTGGTAACGATGGCACGTCCTGAATTGACCAGTAAAGTTGCCATTTTAAAACCTTTCTAGAAACTTTTTGAGTTTCCAAATAATTCGTTTAATTGGGTTTTTATGCCAGTAATCAATAACGCCTAACTCCTCACGAGTTCCATCTGCACGGATTATCGTAGCAATTAATTCTATCTCTTTAGCGTTACTTTGAGTTACTTGCATATTAATCTTTGATAATTTCCAAAATAATGGTAAATGACGTATTAAGCGTTGTTGTTGCACCGCCAATTGTTGTCAATAAAATTTTACCAGTAGGAGTTGTTGCGTTATCTGTAATACCACCGAATGGGGCAGCTTTAATCTCTCCACGACCTGTGCATTCCCACAAACTTGTAGGAGTTGCACCGTCCCAAATTAAATCTACTTGAATGCCGTCTTGAATATCAAAGTTAATACGTTTTACACGTACAGTCTTTGGAATACTTCCTTGAGCATCAATTTGACTTAATGTGCTAGGGTCAACAATTGTATATCCTGAGATGTCTGAGCCATTTACCCATCCAGATATTTTAAATGTGGCATTGCGATAGCCGTCATTTAGTGTCTGAATTGGAAGAATGTTGTAAGCCATGATTAATAACCACCTTTAGGCTTTGGTGCCTTCATTGGTTGTTTGGGAGTCTTACCACTTGTTTTTTGAGGTTTACCTGCACCGTAAGGAGCTTTAATACCCATTCCGATTGGTTGACCATCACGTAATTTCTTGTTAGGCATAATTTTTTCCTTTAAGTTTAGAGAAAAAACCCCCTAGATACCTTTTGGGTCACTAGGGGGAAGCTCTCACGTAAAGAGTCTATTAAACTCCAGGAGTACCCCACAATGCACGTGGGTCGCCCCAACCAAAGGCATAACGCTCATACGATTTAGCTTTAGCGTTCATCGTATCGAAATCGTTATCTTGGTCAAAGCTAATAGCTTGACGCTCTTGATAAATCATACCTGTGCCTGTTGGAACTTGAGCACGGATAAACCATGCTTTAGTAGAGGTCAGATAGTGGTTCATCTTAATGCCTTGTGGCAATGCGTTGGTCATCATCAAGATGTTCGCAGCGTTTGAAGCTGTGCCAGGAGGGTTAGCACCTGTGTTGTATGAGTATACAGACTTCAAAATGCGATTAGCTTCGAACCAGTTGCTTGGGTGAACAATGAGGCTCAAAGGCATCAAGTTGATACGCAAACCACGGTCGTTGGTAGCCAACATCTGTTGAATAATCAAGTTCTCAATTGCTGCTTCAGACAAGTTGGCTGCTGTAGTCAACAAGTTACTGAATGTGCCACCGGATGTATTTGGGTGGGAAGCATTCAAGAGTGATACACCGTCACCACCAGCATAGCTGTTGGAAAAGGAGTTGTTGTAAACGTTAGCACCTACGTTCTCTTTGGTTTGACGCATAGAGAAAGCGTTTGCAGCAGCACGACGCTTAGAAACAACTTCATACAGATTGTCTTGGATTTCCTCTTCGGTAACGATATAACCGAGACCGTATGCTACGTTGGTCAAACGAGTTACGAAACCTTGAGTCTCAGAGTCATAAGCAACGCCTTGACCCTGTGGTTTTTGAGGAGCTAGACCAAAGCCAGTAGCTTGGACGTACTCTTCATAGTTTTTGTCAGATGTGGTTGTATCGAACAAGTCTGTGTATTCGATAGGATGTTCATTATAAGAACGACCCCACCAGGCCTTAATACCAGGCCACAGAGCTTTTGGAAACGAACCAGTAGTAATAACACCAGCCATTTTATTCTCCTAATTAGATGCCAGCAGTTGGACGGAGCATCTCGTGCTCGTTGAACAATACCATGAAACGAGTGTATTGACCTAGTACGTTACCAGGGATAGGCTCGATTCCAACAATCTTCAACACTGCAGTAGAAGAAGTAGTGGTGCCAGTTAATACAGTTGCAGACATCTGATTAGAAATAGAAGGTGTAGCTACAGTGTAGGTTGCGTTCTTATTTACATCAGTTGTTGCAAAAGTTGTGCTATCGCCTTGGACTAACCAAACTTGGTCTGGGTCATCATTTACCAAAACATAGTAAGCCTGTGATTTAGAAGCAGGAACACTAGTAGTGGTCAAGTCGATATTTGTACCCTGAATAGAAGGGTTGTTTGGGTTTGCTACGAGAACACCAGTCACAACACCACGTGGGGTTTGACCAGATGTGCACTTAGCAATTGCAGGTGTACCATTAGCATCACCACCATCAACAGTGTAAACTGTGTCGCCAATGTAATACGCAGAGGTATCAGTAGAAGCGATGTAGTAAACACGTTGTTGTTGGTTTTGTGGGTTACCTGTACCATAAATGATGGCTGAAAAGCCAAATGGTGCATTCAAGTTTGCCATTTTAAACCTTTAAGTTAATAAATTAAATTTAAGTCCGTCGGATGTTGATGCCAGCGTTGTAACGCCCATCTTGTCCTACGGCTCCATTAATATTTCCGCCAGCAATTGCGTCTTCTACTTGTTTGTTTTGGGCTTCGATTGTGGCCATATCTTCCTCGTGCCATTCGAGCTTAATCTTCATCAAGTAGGCGTATAACACGTCGCCTTGCTGCGTAGTTCCTACCTTTTGTTTGATTTTGTCTGTTTGGTCGATGTTTAATGGTGTAATACCATTTGCTAACTCGGTCTCGCCACGCAATACAAACTCATATCCGCTATCTATTGCATTCTGAACGTTACCATCGTCATTCATCCAACATAGGTGATAACCTGGTATATCGTTCGTTACTGCCAAACTTAGTCTTGGAACACCAATCGAGTTACGTCTTGGGCGTTGTGCCTGTGAACGAACTTTCTCGGTCTCTCTGTCGGTCTCAGACCGAACTAGTGTTTCAGGACTACTTTGTTCTTTTCTAACTCTGCTCATTATAATACTCCTAGCTTATTTTATGTAAGTTTAACTAATAAATACAAGGCTTATTCGCCAAAATATTCTTTTACGTACTGCTCACGGGTTAAGAGCTTAGTCTTTTCAAACTTTAGACAAGCATCTTTAGCCTCTTGTGGAAGGTCATTAAATGATTTACCGCCTTTTTTACCCATACCAGCTTGGCTTGGGGCTTCTACAGGGGATGGTTTAGTGCGGTTTACATTATTGAACTTTTCGGGATACATCCGTTTAACACGTTTAGTAACCTCATCCAAAAAGGCTGTCCCAATTAATGTTGGGTTCTGACGCTTAATTACTTCGCCAATCATATCGGCTTCAGTCTTGAGTTCTGCGTCTGATGTATACCAACGGTTTTCTTCCGTCCATTCAATAAAGGTATTGTCAGGTTGCGGTGCAACAGTTTTAGGAACTGGTTTAGCCTGTTTGAGTTCATCAATAGCGTCATCAATCTCTAAAACACGGTCACCATCGCCTTGAGAAATAGCTTCTTTCTTTTGTTGACGAAGGTCAGACATAGCCTTCTCATAGGCACGTTTTTCCGTTTCAGCATGGTATTTGCTGAACTCTTGCATAGTGCCTTCTAGTTCAGAAATCTTGCGTTTTAGGAATTCATTGTCTTTACGAAGGATGGCATTGATTTCTTTGCCACGTTTTACAAAGTTTTCAGCATCTGTCCACTTATCTTCAGGGCCAGTAAACTCTTCTTTGGGAACCCAACCTTGCCGACGAGCCTCTTTAACCAGTTCTTCATCGACTTCAGGTGCCGCAGCAACTGTTTGTGCTTCTTGTTGGGATGCAGAGCCGTCTAAGGATTCTGCGGTAATTGGTTGTTCTACTACGTTTTCTTCACTCATACACTATCTCCGTTTAATTAGGCATATAAGGCCACCATCTATTACCTTTAGATTGGTTTTCTTTGCCACGCATTACAGTTAAATTATATTGGTTATGCAATCCACATACTTTATCACTTTGCAAAGGAACAATATGGTCTACATGGTATTTAACACCAAACACAGTTAAATTTAACCATTCAGCCAAAGCATACTTGGAATCTATAGACTTTTGGTCTGAACCCCATTTAGTTGTAGCTTGTAGCTTTGATGCCCTATATTCACTTGCAAATCGGTTTACTTTATGTTTATTGCCTAACCGCCACTTTTTACAAACTTCTTTTCTTTTTTCAGGATTTTGTTTAGACCAACGGACATTTTTTTCGATATTTTTTCTTGCCCAATCTAATTTTATTTGAGCAGATTTTTCACGATTGTTTTCAGCCCAAAGTTTATTTTTTTTATAAACACAGGATTTACAGATTTTTTGAACCTGCACGGCTTTTATCCATTGGTTTTTAGATTTTAAATATTTATTTCTAACAACATCTTTATGGAAATCAGATGTTGGCTTTTCTAATAAACATTTATTGCATTTACGCATTTTTATCCTGTCGTACTAAAACAATATCCAAATCGTTCAAAACACGATATTCCACTCCATCTAAGGATTCTTTTGGTCGGATGATTTGACCCGCATAACGTCCAAACTTAACGTAGTCCCCGACTTTACACCAACTTTCTGATTGGTCGGAGTAAGCAGTATTCCCAAGTTCGACGACGATGCCTGCGTCTTGTCCAAGCTGCTCTTTGTCGGCTGTAATGTCCGCAATAATAATGCCGCTTTCTGTTGTCCGCTCAACTTGTTCTACCTTTACGAGAACACGATGTCCCGTTGGTTTCCATCCAGATGTATTCATTAGTTGCCCCCAAAATCAGCATATTCAAGTTCAAGGATTTGATTGATAGCATATACGCCACCAAGCGCAAACTGATTGTCTGCTTCCGTTGTGAATTGTCGATTAGCCCATGCTTCTTGAGCCTCGCCTTTAGCCTTTTTAATATGGGCTAGGACTGCCTCGGTCACTGGGTGTTGCTTCCATTCCAGAAATTCTTGTTCCGTCACTTGTTTCCCTCTCTATGTCTTTCATTAACTCGATTGACTTCAATATACCGTCCACGTGAGCACGTTTTGCTCCGATTTCGGCTTCTAACATTGCTATAGCATGACCATTCTTGACTCCGTCTGCTTGTTCGAGTTCAAGGACAGCTTTTGCTTGCAATTCTGTGACTTTGGCTTGCATGAGTTCGGCTTCGCTCATTAACTTAGCAAGTCCAAGTTTAAATTTGAGTTGATGATTCATCTGACGCTCGTCGTTCTTCATCTTCTCTATTTGCAACTTCTCAGATGGGCCTGGCTTAATAGCATTTGGGCCTTTAGGGTCAGGTAGAACTTGGTCAATCGCAGGAACCTTGAGGGATTCTAAGTAACGTTTTTGCACTTCATACATATTAAAGCCTGGCGTTGAACTTGCCAGTTGTAATACGGATTGTGCTTGCATCATTCTTTGGGTGTCTGAGACCACGTTAGGGTCTGCAGCAGGTTTCACTAACTTCATATCCATAGAATAGTCGTCAGGCAATACAAACGATAGCTCATTGTTGTATTCAAACTCTACAGGCTCATTTGGCAGATAGAGTTGATTGAGACGATATAGCTTTTGGAATTCTTCCTTCATGGCTCTCCAAGTGCGCTTGAAGATGCCGTTAAATACTTTCATGCCCTGCTCAACAGTGTTGCGAGAGGTCTCAGCAGGGGTGTTTTGACCAGGTGATACACCTGTCATAATGTCGGTTGCCCCTGCAATTCTTTCGCCATAGCTAATCAATAGTTGAAGGAGTTGGAATAAGACTGCGCTAGGCTCTCTAACAGGAAGTGGGAAGATATTGGCACGTAAGTCGTCGCCTGTACTGTCTACACGTTTCCATTCCATTGGTTTAAATGTGTAGTCGCCACCTTTAATCTTAACGCCACGTCCTAAGAAGCCACCGCCTGTATTACTCATTGTGCCAGCGTCAATCAACTGGTTCACAATGGTATTGATAGAGTCGTTTACAGGCCCAAGTAAATTACCAAAGCCAAGTTCGTAGAATCCGCCATCAGGGGTAGGTATAAACCCGTATTTGGTAAAGTATTGTTCAGGATTGATGCGTATAATTTTGTCATCAGAATACTCAATGCTATTGTCAAAATAACGTGCAACAATACGGTAGATAATACCTGTATCACGTCTTAAATATACAATGTAGGGTTCTTTATAACCATCTTCATCGAGGTCAATCCAACAATGTATTTCATAGAATTCGTAGGGAGTGTCGGGGTCACCACTTTGTTGGTATACGCCTTGAGCTTGGTCTTTAGCCGTTTGTAGAATATTGGTTTGA